ACCAAAGGTGGCGTCCCACGTAAGACTCTTAATATTGCTCTCGCTGGTACCGGTGTCGGTAAGTCTTTATTTATGTGTCATGTTGCTTCCTCGGCTCTAGTACAAGGTCATAATGTTTTATACATTACGATGGAAATGGCTGAAGAGAGAATCGCTGAAAGAATAGACGCTAACTTACTTAACGTACCAATCGATCAGTTAGATAAGATAAGTAAAGATCAGTTCACTACAAAAGTAAACGACATAGCCAGAAAAACTACAGGTAAGTTAATCATTAAAGAATATCCAACTGGCTCTGCACATGCTGGTCATTTCCGTGCATTACTTAATGAACTTAAATTGAAAAGACAATTTGAACCGGATCTAATCTTTATTGATTATCTCAATATATGTGCAAGTTCAAGAATGAAAGGAATGGGCGGTGCAATCAATTCATACTCTTACATTAAAGCAATTGCTGAAGAATTACGTGGTCTTGCTGTCGAGTTCGACATACCGATCTTCTCTGCAACGCAAACGACTCGTTCTGGTTTTAGTAACTCGGATATTGGGCTTGAAGATACCAGTGAGTCTTTTGGATTACCCGCAACCGCAGATCTCATGTTCGCTCTCATTTCAACCGAAGAGCTTGAGCAGCAAGGTCAGTTCATGGTTAAACAATTAAAGAATAGATACAACGATCCAACTATGCACAAGAGATTTGTCATTGGAGTCGATAGAAGTAAGATGAGACTATATGATGTCGAGGAGACAGAACAGACTTTAACCGATGATACTCCGGTATTCGATAAAACTGATACTGGTAAAAGATTTAAGGATTTTAAATTATGATAGCAAAATTAATTAGTTACAGCAAACCTTCTGAGTTTAGTGTATGGGACAATAGTGATGATGAACAACACAAAGATCTAGTGTTAAATAGTCAAGACTTGATAGCTTACTGCGCAAGAGTATCTAATCCTTCTAATCAAAATAATACGGCAACGTCTGAAAAGTTGTTACGATATTTGATTAAGTACAAACATTGGTCTCCGTTCGAGATGGTCAGTGCTTGTATAGAAATAGAAACTACAAGAGATATTGCAAGACAATTATTACGACATCGTAGTTTTAGTTTTCAAGAGTTTAGTCAAAGGTATGCCAATCCAGTAGAGGAGTTAGAATTTGTCACACGAGAAGCGAGAATGCAAGATACAAAGAATAGACAAAATAGTGTCGAAATTGATGATAGGGCTTTCCAAACTGACTGGGAACGAGAACAAAAAAGAGTTATATGGATGTGCGAAAAAGTTTATAAGGCTGCAATCAAGAAAGGGATTGCAAAAGAAGTCGCGAGGGCAGTATTACCAGAAGGATTGACAAAATCAAGATTATATATGAACGGTACGATAAGAAGCTGGATTCACTTTATTGAATTACGTTCAGCTAATGGTACTCAAAAAGAATGTATTGAGGTAGCAAAAGCTTGCGCAAAAGCGGTATCAAATATATTTCCAATGGCAGAGGAGTTCGTAAATGAGTAATAAATATACACAAGATATGACAGGAACAGGACAACATATTGAATTACCAGACCCTGGTCCAGAACCAGAGCGATACTACGACTGGATGTTGTGGAAGTTACGACAGAGTCCAGAGTGGCGTAAAGCTTTGAATTCGGAACCGAAGATAAATTGGATTAAAAAACTGATGAAATTTGACAGCTTAATACTCGCATTAGTATACACACTTGGCCATATTGTTATTGCCATGAACGTAGTGTATTGGATGACTGGAGCGAGTATATGGGAGGCCGGAGCTGTCGCGCTGATAGAGCCATCTATAAACGGTATTTGGTTTTATGTATTACATAAACTGTGGAAAAAGTATAGTTAACAAGTTAAGTGAAAAGTTTACTTTAAGTGCACTTTTTTGTTTACAAAGTCCTTTTTTTATGGTATAATGTATACATTAAATAATTAAATAAGGAGTTGAAAATGGCTAAAGTTAAAAGTTGGATGATGGATTTGGAAGAGCAGTTTTACGATAAGGCTGCAAAAATCATCATGGATTGCGAAACAGAATCAGAAGCTGAAAAGCGATGTGAAGATCTAAGAAGTAAAGATTACAACTTCATGGATCAAGATGACGTTGCTGGTCAAGTATCTGATTTTTGGATTGACTGTCATGGTTAATCCTAAAAGCTTTATGAAAGGAATGTTTGCGGCTGGCATTGCATTCCTTGGTTTAAGTTTTTGTAGTCCACCAGCACCAGCGGTAGAACTCAAAAAGATAATTACACAAGATCAAGCTGTGTGTCTAGCTAAAAATATGTACTTTGAAGCTAGAAATCAGTCGTGGCGTGGTATCATTGCTGTTGGAATGGTAACACTAAATCGTGTCAGTGATAATAGATTTCCAGACAATTTATGCGCTGTCGTTAAACAAGGACCAACGAGTAAGTGGTGGTTCAAGACGAAAGGTAAGATAGTTCCTATACGCCACAAATGTCAGTTCAGCTGGTACTGTGATGGTAAGAGCGATAAAATATCAAAGTTTGACATTGAATTGTATAACGCAATATTTTTAAAAGCAGTTAGAATGATTGGTGCGTATAACTGGGGAAGTCTAGACGATATGACCAAAGGTTCAACACATTATCACGCTGACTACGTATATCCAGCGTGGAGAGAACAAAAGACTAAAATGATTACAATCGGTAATCACATATTTTATAAATGGGAAAAAAGTAAATGAGAAGCTTTATTGTTGACAGCTGGAACGTTGTAATGAACCATAATTACAACCCGTTAAAAAACATACCTGACTTAAACGTAAGACACATGGCCATGCAAATATTAGCGTGGATGTGGTGTGTAGCGTTTTCTATGTATTTTGGTAGCATGTGGATATTTGGTCTTACGGCCATAGCTCACTGTTTTATCATAGGAGCTATCGTAGTAACAGTTGCTACCTTTCATTCAGCGAGAACTATGAGTTGGACTTATCATACGCCAAGTCGTTCGAGAGCGATGTACTATAATGGTAAGAGAATTGAATTAGATAAAAATGATGTTGGAGGCGAACATGAGTAAAAGTAAAGAGCCAAAGGGTGAATATAAGTTTAATGAAAAAGAGTATGTTGAAGAGTTACTAAGAGTTATAGACTCAACTTATACTGGTCACTATTCAAGAGATCATTTTCAGGCTACTGAATTTATAATCGACGGTGGCCACGGCACAGGGTTTTGTATCGGTAATATTATGAAGTACGCGCAAAGGTATGGTAAAAAAGGTAACAGAGACGACGCTCGTAAAGACTTGTTAAAGGTGTTGCATTACGGAATAATACAACTGTTTGTGCATGACTGTTTTGAAAATCATGAGATTAAAATAAATGAAAAATTTGACTATGAAATAGGTAAATTAGTATAAGTGTCAAAAAATTGACAAAAAAAAGTGTCAAATTATTATCAGTGTCAAAAAATTGACAGTAGGCGTTTCACCTATAAATATTACTGTAAGGAGTAGATATGCCAAAAATATCTGAAAACACTGGCGTTGAAATGCCAATACGAAATCTACTGTCTATCATCTTGGCAGTGGCCGTAGGTGTATGGGCATACTTTGGTATCATTGAAAGACTAAACAAAGTAGAAACTGAACTTATAATAATTAACACAGATCTTGAAAAGAATACCGAGTTTAGAATTAAGTGGCCACGCGGTGAGATGGGTAGTTTACCAGCAGACAGCGAACAGTTTATGTTGATAGAACATCTAGCAGGTCAGCTTGAAAAACTTGCAACAAATATTGAGACTGGAAAAGCTCCATTCGACCAACAACAGAAACTTACACTTGATTTTTATAAGCAAAGAATTGAAAAACTTGAAAATCAAATAGACAAACTAAAAGACAAAATAGGAGAAGGGTTGGTTAGCAAAAGACCTTTAGAATAAAATGGAAATATTCACAGGATTTATTTTGTTAATGTTTATGAGCGGAGATGTTAGCCCAACAGAGTTTACACCTCGTGACTCAATGATGGAATGTTTGAAAGTGAGAAGAGAAATTAAAAGAGTTCAAGGTCCGGGCGGACCAAGATGGGTTTGCAAAATAGGTAAGCTCGAGATGGAAATTAAGAACGGCGAAAAACATCCACTTAAAATTCTCGAAATACAAAAATAACATATAAATAGTAATACATTAAACGTTCACCCGAAAGGGCGGAAGTAAGCAATCGCTGAAGGAACGCACCTAACCATTAACTAGGGAGGGTGACTAATGACTTACAGACCATTTTCTTGGAAGAGGTTTTGTCAGGCTCGAGATCGTGCCAGAGTTCATAAGATATTGAACTATCGCATGCGCTTTTATCAAGCAGCCTAATAAAGCTTTGTACCTTTCCCAACAGGTTTGGGAACGCAAACCGCGACGTACTTGACTAATTTATCAGATCCTTCTTGTGCGTTGCGGTTTGGTACCATTGGCTGATCGTTAAGTCTGTCAGCAAAATATAAACAATCATTGATATTCTTAAAATACATATCCTTGCTTACCAAAGCTTGTCCCATGTACACCATTAATAAAAACGCGTGCATTATTTCTTCTTCTTTTTTTCTGGAGTTTTGACTATAGAAGCTTGAGCTTCTCTTCTAAGTCTTTCAAGCTCGTCACGTGACGTGTCAAATTTTGGTTTCTCTCTCATTTCTAATTGCGACTTAAATTGTTTCTTTACTGGTCCTTTGTCTTCACTACCTCTTAGCATAGTCGTTATCGCCTTATATCCATCACCAATAAAGATAAGTTGTTTTTTAAAATATAACTTTGCTTTGCTAGTGTCGTCTAGATCAATGACGTAATTTTCATGTTTGAACTTCATCTTCCTTACAATCACAGCCTGTGCAAATGTCGTTAGCACAATTAGGACATTCAGGCGCGTAGCAATGGCATCTACAATTGCATTTCTTACAATATCTTTCTGGACTACCTGACATTATTTATTACCTTTCTTTATAGAGTTTAAACTGTCCACGACGTCGTCGATACTTGGCTCTTTACTCCAAGGATTGTATACACATTTATATGACGCTGGACAGTTATCTTCATACATTAAAGTGTACGTCTTATTTCCACCACGATAAATACAAGCTTGTCTACCAGTAGTTCTTGATTTAATTCTTTTCATCAGTCTACACGTCGTATACTTCTTCTTCTTATCGTCTATACCTCTGTGTTCTTTTTGCTGTTGTGTGTACTGTTTCTTAGTACCGTACTTTGGATCTTTTGGTTGATATATCTTACCACCAGCGTGAGATAATATTGCTAAGCAAAATACGAATAGATACCAAACTATGATAAAGACGACCGTCTTCTGTATTCTTGTCAATTAATAACACCTTGAGCCTTTAATGCCATTATGACAAGCCAGAATATAAATGAACCCATGACGCCGACTCCTATGATTACGGCGGTCCACTCAAATATTTGTCTTTGTCTTTCTTTTTGCGCGTATATCGCTGCTTGTCTCTTCTTTCGAATTTCGCCTTCAGTACGTAATAGTTCTTCCCAAGCTTGTGGTCCTCTTGTTAATGATATAATTTGTTTAAGCTGGTATCTCATGTCTTCGGCTTTTTTCTTAGCCATGAATGACGCCATCGCTTCTTCTTCGACTGAACCTGACGCAAATAACTTTTTAAATAATGGTGGATTTTTTGCGTACTCGTCCGCTTTATTGATATCAGATACTGAACCCATCCAACGACCTAAGTCATTTGACATTGATTCGATATCTCTACCGACTTCAAAACCTTTTTTAATCGCATTGAATGCTGTCGTCGCCGCACTTAACGCGGCCGCTACTTCTATCATTCTTCGTTCCTCTTCTGTAACTATTTATAAAATAATCCTTTACAAAGGGCAAAAATTATGATATAATATATAGTATTATAACGATGAAACAAAGTGAAAAATTTACTGGACTCGGGGGCGGTACCCGACAGCTCCACCAAAAACACTGTTATCGAGTAGTTTTGATGGGGCTGAAATAGGATCGACAGGAATTGAATAGCGATGTGGAGTTATCCGGATGTAAGCTCGGTTAATGCGAACAAAACTCTAAATGCAAACGATAACTTTGCACCTCAGGAGTTCGCTCAAGCAGCGTAATTCCTATGCGCCCGGAGAGAGCGTGGAAACAGAATCTCTCCACCAACACACACAACACAGGAGGACAATATGTCTAAGAATCCATACGAGATAAGACTCGAAACTTTAAGAATGGCCAAGGAAATGGCTGATACTAAATACTGCTTAGAACAGGATATTATGTATAGAATGATGGACCAAGCGACTGAAAAGCGTGAGGACATTATGAATGCGGTAAAGCAATACGCGCCGACTATGTACAAACCTGACGACATTATCGAAAAGGCGAACGAGCTTTATAGATATGTAAGCGAAAAACAATAGGAGCACTTATGGCCGAAGAAAAGAAAAATGGTATCGTTGTAAAGAACGAACATAACGAGTTTGAACTCGCACTGAGATTTCTTGGTAATGAACTTATCGCGATAAAGATGGCTGCGACAAACTTTAGTGGTAAACTTATCGTATGGAGTATATTATTACTCTTATTTAGTTTTATGCTATTAGAAGTCTTCGGCCTCTCCGCATACTTTGGAGTCCACTAATGTGGGGAAGAATAATTGA